ATTAGACCACGCAAGGCGGTCTCTAGTAGTTTTGATCACAATGCCTACGGCCGGTATCCCCCCCAGTAGTGATCAGATAAGTCGCAATTAATCCCCGCGTCTTAACCGGCCCCGTTTGAGTCCTCAAACAGGTTGTTGTTTCGGTCCTCATCTACTTGATGAAACCCAGAGCTCTCACACCGCGGCCTAGGAGAGACAGCCAATTGCTTGGCTTGCTCATCCATGCCTTGGCGCGACTCCAGGCACTTCCAAGAGTGGAAACGTGGTCTTCGTTGATTGTGACAGCGGGAAAGGCCTTAGCGATCTCGAGAGCTCGCGGGAACGACGGATTCGTGCTGCTGACTGCGGAAGAATAAAGCACAGAACGAGTCTGTGTCTCAAAATTCGCGTCTGCGCGCAAACGCACGGTCTGAGACGGCTCGTCACGACGCATGGCAAAAGCCAGCGACGCTACAAACGTCAGAGAGTCCGCGCGGATCTCGCCGTAAGGCAGGAAGAAGTATTCCTGTTCACTGTCAGGCGCCCACCAGACGTAGGCTCCATCCTTGAGAGGGAAATCGCTCGCGTAAACGGGCATCTGGGAGAGAAATCCGTAGATGTCACCGTTTGGAGCCTCCACAGTGGTTGAGCCCATCGGAAGACGGGCCGCCGCTATGTTTCCACCGTTCTCAAGAGTAGAGCCCATCCAAGTGACGAGGCCCGAAAGGGCAGCAGGTCGCTCGTTAGTGGTGAGGGCCATTGAAGTTAGTTGGTCAAAGTTGCGGACCAGCATAGTGCAAGCTGATCTGCCCGGAAAAGTGATGATGGGTGGTGGGTCGACGGTGTCGAAAGCCGGACCAAGCGAAATTCGCCAGTCCGAAATCGACGTGGGCCCGTCGTCTACCCGAAACCACAATCCGGTGATGTCCAACACGGACACGCCCGACCCCCTGAAGTCCACGAAACCCGAGCCTCCGTTGATCGGCACGTCCCAGTCAGTCGTGTTCCACGCGCCGCCGTAGCGTGCGGCAACGCGTAAACTGACCTGGAGTGAAGAATGAGCCAACGATGGTGAGGAAAGGGTGATACGTAAGACATCCGTGGTGGGGTCGAAGGGCATGTCCACTTCGAAGATTGGTATTCCATCTTGCCGACGTCGAGGCACGCAGGCTGCGTAGTCGTTCCGCCAGGCATGGGCGATATACTTGCCAGTCCCCGATACCGTCACGACAGTCCTGGCACCCGCCAAAGTTGGTCGGATGAACAGGTCGCGTGGGTTCAGAGGATCGTTAGCAAGTTGATCTGTACCGCCGGTGTACCACAGGCCTCCATGGGTAGAAGGGAAAAGGTACACAGTCGATTCGCCTGGGTCGTCGGGGGCGCGCACGAGTGTGGTTCCACTCACGGCGTCCCACTTACCTGTAAAAGGTATGTTTTCGACGATCTGAGGTGCCTTAAAAATCGCGCTCATGGCAGACACCTCGTCGGGTACGCGCATTGGCTCGCACTGTTCAGGAAGCATGAGCGTACGTAAGTACTCGATTGGCTTCCCGAGGAGCTCTTGCTGCGCCTCAAAGTTTCGGTAGTTGGTTTCCGGACCTTCGCGAACAGCCCTTGGCTGACGCGCTTTACGAGGCATCGGAATGGAATGGTCGCTTGTTGTTGTTGAAGTACAAGTTCTGGTCGTCACAATAGATTTCTCTTTGTGGTTTCGTCCGTGACCAAGGGGGGGGTCGGCCTTCTTCGAAAAGGCAGCAACTGGGACCGCCGGCCCCCCCCTGTGCTGTGTGTTCAACTCCCATAGCGCGTCGAAACGCGCCGGCCGTCAACCCTACCATGGTTGAACACAGACGGCCCCATTGGCGCCACTGTCTAGCTGTAATCAACGATTACGGTGCGAGAAATGGCGTCATGACAGACAAGAGCAGGCAGAGCTGTTACGGAGTCAAAGAGGGCCTCAGCCGCTGAGACAGCGGAGGGCAGAAGGTTGTAGCGGTAAAGCATAAACGCTTCGGAAGATTTGACATCCAGTTTGAACCCGGCGAACCCGGGGCGATACTGTTCGCCTGGGAGTTCCGCCGGTTGGGTTCTGCCGCCCAGTCGTTGCAAAGCACGCTGGAACGCACGGAGGATCGGCACATCCACTCGGTCTGGGCTGATGTTGCGGGAGATAGCGTGGGCTAGTGACTCAAGAGTCTCTCGCTTTCGCATGGGCCGCAGCATCTTTCCGAGCTTTGCCACCGAAGAGGGCATCCACCCCCAAGCGTATTCCACGAAATGGGTAGTTCCATCGCGCAGTACAACAGGGGTGACGTCTCTGAGCTTCCACCATACGCCCCTAAGGAACGTGACCTGTTCACGTGAAGAATGAGTCATCAACTTGGCTGTGAGACCAATGTCCTCCCAGGCACCCTGGTCGAAACCAGCCTGAGCGAACATCATCACGGCCAACATGTTGTTGAGTGAGTTACACACGGAAGTTTGCGGACTACCAGTCAGACGCTTGGGATGTGTGGTCGAGTAACGAACCACGATTCCCTTGTTGTCTTTCTGGTAAGTGGCGGTGCGGGCACTGATCTTCTTGAGCATAAGAGCGACCGAACGAGGAACGCCTAGCTGTATGAGGATAACAGTCTCGGCGTCTATCTGGTCTTCTTTCTGGCTCTGGTCGAAATGACTGTAGTCAATCTCGAAGTAGACGATCATGCCACCCAGCATTACCACCCCCACAGAATCGTCTCCCTGGAAGAGGAACGAGTCCGTAGTGGCTATCCTTTCGTGAGCTTCTCTCATCCACACAGTGAGATCTTCAGCGCGCATGCCTCCTGAGTAAGTGAGATGTAGAGTGCGCGTCCCGTTGCCGGGAAACACAGTGGTGTCTAACAATCTCTTCAGGATGCTCGGGATGCGCTGAATGTAGGGCTGCGCCACGATCTGGACCTGGTCGGGTACAGTGATTATCGTGCGCGGCTTCATACCGATCTCACCATCAACGTGTTTGGGAAAGAGGGTTTCGTTGGACTTCGGGAACATGCCAAGTTTGGCCTTCGCTGCGACGGCCACACAAGTCTGGTCAAGGTAGCGTACGGTGTGGTAGTCAGACAGAGAGTCATAAGCTTCCACAGCTGCCTCGAACTTCTTGCGCTTCCCAGCATCGGATATGCCCGCGAGCCAGTCCTCCACAGGGAGGGGCTCGAGCGGTTCTGCATCGAAATGCTCTGAAAGACGAAGGCTCTCACAAAAAGTGACAGCACTCTCCATCCAGAGACCGACCTTGGCGCTGGGGACTAGCACCTGGTTGCGCATGCGCAGAGCTCCCAAGAGAGAATTCACACTGGCCGTGGGGGCCGGCATGGTGCCAGAGACGACGAGGATGGCGAGCATGTCGCGCTTGATGGGTTCCATGGCGGCCGGAGCCTCCCTGGACATCAAAACGCTAGATTTCACCGTTACGTTCGGGTCTTGTGGCTTCTCGGAGCCGTACATCACACACGTGGGGTACCGTGTCAACATGTTGTTCCTAAATCCACATGCCATGCCTTCGAGGGAGAGAGTGTCGTCGAAAAGGAAATTGTTGAAGTCGGAAGAATACCGTTCCCACAAATCCTCGCCCTGCGGCTTCACCTCAGGAATGAGGAGAAGAGGGGCTTTCGCCACGCTCGCCAAGGCATGGAAGCTGAGCTTGAAGGCCCAGCCCAATGCATGTAAAACCGCCTCACCGTTTGAGGCTGAAGTTTCTTTGAGTAGTGCTTCGTGTTGCACTAGGGTTTTGCCGAAGTTGATACGATTGATGCGGAGCGCTTCCGTTTCTTTAGCACGAAAGAATCGGAGTGCCTCAAGCGTTGTTGCGAACACTTCCGAAGCCAGCACAGGATACTGTTCTTTAAAGCGCAGGTATACTTGGGATGCCTGTAGTCGCTCTGTAAGATGATGCTGCGCGGAAGCCTGGAGATGAGGACGATCAACCCGGCCGAGCATCTTGACCCGAAGGTCGCAGTACTCAGCTAGGTACACGTACTTACCAAGCCCCCAAAGATTGGATCGAATGAAGTGTCCACCCTCTTCCTGGATCCTCGCCACAAGCGTGTACTTGTCAGAGAGCCGGCGCGTGGAGTTCACAAGAGGTCGGGTGACGAAGGTCACCGAGAGGATGTGTTTCACGCCCAGCGGATTCTCACACTCGAGGGCCAAGCGATCGGCCACCACGAGATACCCGCCCGGGACTCTGAAAACAGAGTCCTCGAGGATCCAGTTCATATCAAAATGGGTGTACTGGGATGAGTGGTCTGGGGAACACACGACTTGATCTTCGCGGTTACGAACCCAGAGTTGTCCCATTGCCACACCAGCGGCTCCAGAGAAGGGCGTGACGGTCAGAAACCCTTGCTTCCTCGAAGTGAGTTTGCAAAGGCTAGCGAGCCACGCGGCTGTGATCCTACCATCAGGGCACATGTACGTGTCGTTCAACATAAAGATGTCGACCGGCTGTTCAGACCAGACTTGATAATCGGACGCATTCTCAAGTCTCGCCAGGTCTTTGGCCGTCGTGGGACGGCCCATGTGGTAGATCTTCAAACCCCCCCCTATCGTTCGCGCCAGGCCCGCCAGACGACCGAAGTCGAATGGAGCCAGGATCTTCGTCGAACGACCCGCGTTGCACAGCATCTCAACAGTAAAGAATTTCCTAACGGAAGCTTGATCTTGATGGGCGTTGGTCGTTTTGGAGACGACCCGCACCTTCTTGTAGCCCCGCTCGGTGATCTTATCAGCCAAGACGCTGTTGGTAAACAACAACGGCACAGAGTGCCTCGCATTGCGGCGAAACCCTTTGCCTGTCTCAGTTAGGAGGCCAGAGGCCACCGTCCCGCACCCAACACGGGCGGGCGGGGGGCTGATCCCCCCGGTCGGTTTACGTCCGACAACGGACACACAGACTTTCGCACGAACGTCAGGTTGGGCTACCACATCCGAAGATGGGAGCGACTCACGGGAGAAGGAGGCTTCCGGGGCATCATCGGGTCCAGGCTCAAGTAAGAGCGGTCCTGGTCTTGCCTGACGGGGTGCCGTCACTCCTCCACGTTTGCGGCGCCGGCGTCTTCTAGCTTTCGCCTTTGGAGCGCCGTGCGGGACGGGGTCACCCGAAGGTGGCCCGGAACCCGCTGCTGCCTTGTTTTTGACGTTCTTTCCGCCCCGTCTCCCGCGCCGCCTCGGCTTTCGCTTTGGGGCAGCAGGATCGGAGCTGTTCATGCTTTTTCCAGATACTGAGGTTAGTCAGTCGTCACAATAGATGTTTTTTTTT